TTACTTCCATCCGCACGCTTTTTGAAGTGGCTTCAATGCCTCTGACAGACCCGCCAGATCAAACGTCGCACTTACAGGGCTTTCGTTGTATGGCGTGATCTGAGTGAACATTACGTTAGCCTGGCTTAAAGACTTAACGAACTCGATCACATTCCCACGATAAAAGACCGCTTTGGTATCGCTAGATATATTCCAAGTTTTCGTTTTTGCCTTTTGCTTGTCCAGGCGGTATAGCATTTGCGTTTCATTAAGGCCCAGATATGTATCCCAATTGATATACAGCTCTGTTTTCTTCTCTCTGCAAGTGATGTACAGATCAGGAGTTATTGACTCACCGAATTGAGAGCGAAAAGACTCATTAGCAGAAAGGCTAACGAAAACATTCTCCGAATCATCTACCGGAGAGGATTTTGTTGATACCTGCCACTTTCCAACACCAACAGCAGGCTTAGCTTCTTCGGATGCCTTCGGCGGTAAAACTTTATCGTAACAGGCTAAACGGGAATCATTTTTCGCCTCAGACTGACATTTCAGCAAAGCATCTTTATCGAAATCACCCTTAGCCTCTTCCGCTGCATATGCCGTTGAAACAGCCGTAAAGCAGAGCGCCATAGAAATTATTATTTTTTTCATAAACACCTCTATGCTTTTGGGCGGGTCAAAAAAACAAACATCCCGATAATGATATCGCCAATAACCCAGATAGTTCCCAGCATCATCACTCCCAGCCCCGTACCGATTGCAGCCCCGGCCCGTTCAGCGTCTGAGGCTGCGTTATTGATCACATCACTACTGCCGCCAACCCCAGCAAAAATGCAATAAATCATGAAGATGTTGAACAGGATAAATACCCACTTCACTATCTTGCCAAAAAAAGAGCGCTTCGGTTTTCTTACTTGGTGCCCACATGACGGACACTTAAACGCTGAATCACTAATTTCTTTACTGCATTCCGGGCAGCTTACTAATGCCATTTTTCTATTCTCCATAGACATGGTTACATAACCGTCATAAAGCCTATCAGTTGATTTTGTTTGAATAAATAAAAATTAACCCGCCACATAGGCGGGTTATTTCATAGTGTGAGAGATAACTGATCTTCGCCGTGATGACTTCGCGGGAAAACATCTTGAGGAACCACCGCGCCGGGGACTGGTTGAGTCTGGTTTAATGATTCGTCTATTTGCGTCATGCTGGTAAAGCAGTAGCCGCACAACATGTTTTGACACTGGTGATAACTGCGTCGCACTAAATCACTCAACTCTACACTGGTACGAGTTTTCGCAACTGCACGGCAGCGAGGACAGCGCATTGCCATACGCGGGCCTCCTCTGGGCTGGTTAATATCACGTCAAGTATAACGCTTAACCCGTTGATTCGTCACCCGCCTCAGCCGTCCATTCATCGATCTTAACTTCCAGCTCCAGCGAAGTGGTGAAGCCGCCGCTGCCGATATCATGCACACATCGGGTAATAGTCCAGTAACCGTTATCAATTGTGGACTTAAAGCCCGATACGCTTGCCGGTTGCTCCGGGTACAAATCTGCCCTGCCCCGCGCCAGCGTGATGGAGAATGACGCCGCGCCACGCTGCAACTGGCTCCACTTCGCCGCTGCTGCCCGCTTCGCTGCCTTCTCAGTTTTAAACGTCTTGCGGATCACGAATACGTTACCTTCCGCGCCTGCCATGTAATCCCCTTCCTTGCTGCTTGAGGCGGGTTCTTTCGGCTTCTTCGGTTGGGTTGTTCTGCGGCGTCTGCTGGTGTTGGTTTGTACTGTGGTGGCAGGCTTTTTCCCGAAATTCAGATCCAGCCAGTAGGCCGTAACGCCGGTATAAGCGTCACGATCGGCAATACTAAAGCTATGCTTGTCGCCGCTGGCCCGCACAATGCTGATCGCCGGTAAAGGTTTACCGCTCTGGGTTACGCCCTGCCCCGGCGTGATGAACAGCAACATGCCGTTTTTGACGGTGGCAACGGCACCCAGCATATCCGCCATTCTGGTGAGAAAACTGATATCTGACTCACTGGTTTGGTCAGCGTGATCGATCTCAATCTTCGCCAGTTCCTCACTCACCCCGGCGCGCAGGTCGTACCGGCTGGCAATACTGGCAACCACATCGCCAACGGTAATATCGTGCCAGGAGTATTCACGCTTCACGTTGAACGTGTCGCGAAAGTCTGCGCTGCGGGCGCTGATGGTGAGCTGATCAGGCGGGCCACGGTGCGCAACCTCATCAACGGTGTACAGCCCTTTAAATATCAGCGGGTCATTATCCCAGCCCAGCGAAACGGAAATCTTCGCTCCACGCGATGGCATAACGATCTGTCCGTCTGAATCATCCAGCGTGAGATCAAGCGTATCCGCTTCAAATCCCCGGTTGTCCGTCAGCGACAACGAGATCAAACGATCATCCAGCGCGGTGAGCTGCTTGCCCTCAATCTTAATACTGAACGCCGGGCGGGGCGAATAACGCGCATCATCATCCAACATCTTATTGGTTCCCTCATTGGTGAGGGTACCATCGTCGCCACGCGCGCGCGTACAGACAACGCGGGGCTGTTGTTGCGGTCTGCTGACAACGCCCACCTCTCGCACCGGCTGGCAATTGTCGCAATGATAAGTGGCAATCATTGACCTGGCGAGGCAACTACATGGCCACAAATTACCATCACGGTGTAACCGTCACGGAAACCACCGATCTGAGCACGATGATCACCGATATTGATTCGGCGGTTATCGGCGTCGTTTGTATCGCTGACGATGCAGACGAAGAAGCGTTCCCGCTGGATACCCCTGTACTCATTACCCGCGTGGCTAACATGCTGGGCAAAGCAGGCAAAACCGGCACCCTGTTCACCACCCTGAAAGCCATTTCAGACCAGACCAGCCCACAGACCATTGTGATCCGCGTGGCTGATGCGTCAAAAATTCCACCACCGGAAACCGGCACCGCTCCGACTCAGGATCAACTGGTCATTGGTGGCACCGACCCGGTAACAGGACTTTTCACCGGCATGTATGCGCTGTTATCGGCGGAGATGCGTGTTGGCGTCCGTCCGCGTGTGCTTGCCGTTCCCGGCCTTGATACTCAGCCAGTAGCGGCGCAACTCGGCGTGATGGCGGAGAAGCTGCGCGCCTTTGCTTATGTTTCAGCGAACGGCTGCAACACCATTGCAGAGGCAAAGGAATACCGCGAGCAGTTTGCCCAGCGTGAAATGATGGTCATCTGGCCTAACTTCATTTGCTACGACACCAACGCGGGAGCAAACGCCACCGTGCCGGTGGGTGCTCATGCGGTAGGGATGCGCGCCAAAATCGACGCAACGCAGGGCTGGCACAAAACCATTTCCAACGTTCCGGTTAACAACGTGCTGGGGATGGATCGCGATATCTATTTCACCCTACAGGGCACCGATACCGATGCGGACGAGCTGAACGCAGCAGGCGTCACCACCCTGATCAAACAGGACGGCTATCGCATCTGGGGATCACGTACCTGCGACGAAGAAACCTACATCTTTGAGAGCTACACCCGTACCGCTCAGATTGTGGCTGATACCGTGGCAGAGGCTCACTTCTCCTATGTTGATAAGCCGCTCACCCCGTCGCTGGTAAAAGATATCGTTGACGGTATCAACCGCAAGCTGACGTCCTATGTGACGGCGGGCAAGCTGCTGGGTGCGCGCTGCTGGTATGACCCTGAACCGAATACCAGCGAAACGCTGCGCAACGGGCAGCTCACCATCAAATACAACTACACGCCTGTCCCGCCGCTGGAAAATCTCAGCCTGGTGCAGGAGTTCACTGATGAATACTTCGCTACGTTTTCCAGCGCAGTGAATAACTAACCGGGGGCGCGTATGGCTCTGCCTAAAAAACTTAAATACTTCAACATGTTCTTTGACGGGGATAACTATTTCGGCATGGTGCCGGAAATCACCCCGGCGAAGTTAACCCGCAAAACAGAGGATTATCAGGCCGGTGGTATGCCGGGTTCTGTCGCGGTCGATCTCGGCTTTGATGCCGGGGCGCTGGATATGGATATCACCCTTGGCGGCATGGATGCGGGGCTGCTGAAAAAATGGGGCATCGCCACCGCCGATGGTATGCAAACGCGCTATGCCGGGTCTTACCAGGATGATTCAACCGGCGAAGCGGTACCCGTTGAAATCCAGACGCGCGGACGCTTTACGGAGATGGATCCGGGCACGTCCAAAACCGGGGATGATACTTCCCATAAGTACACCCTGAAAAATACCTATTACAAGCTGACCATCAACGGCGAAGAAATCATTGAAGTTGATGTGCTCAATATGATCTACAAAGTTGGCGGCGTTGACATGATGGAAAAACACCGCGCCAACATTGGCTTATAAGGAATTAACACACCATGACCAAAGTAACCGGTAAAGAAGTTGTAACGCTCAATGCGCCTATCGTTCGCGGTAAGACGGCAATCAGCGAAATCACGATCACGCCAGTCTTAAAGCAGGCCGGATCGCTGCGTGGCTTAAAAGTCTATGACGTTCTGACGTCGAATTATGATGCGCTGGTTGTTCTGCTGCCGCGCGTTACAGCCCCGGCGCTGACCGCTGACGAAATCGCCCGCATGGATACGTGGGACTTCTGCCAGCTCGCCAATGCGGTGGTTGATTTTTTGCAGCCACCTTCGGATCAGAGCGGGACGGATACGGGCAGCGCGTCATCCGATGCCCCTGCGAACGCATAGAAAACTTAATGGCGGATATCGCCGTCATTTTCCACTGGCGACCAGCGGAGATGGACGCCATGACGGTAGAGGAACTTCTGTTATGGCGTGATCAAGCCGCTGCGCGCAGTGGCGGAGATCAATAAATGGCAGACCGCAAATTAAATATTCAGGTTGCTTTCAGTGCCCTGAATAATATGTCCCGCCCTGTCAGTGCGGCGCGCCAGAGTGCCGCCGCGCTGGCCTCTCAAATCAAGCAGACGCAAAGCAGCATCAAAGGGCTTGAGCGTCATGCTTCCAGCTTTGACCGACTGACCGCAGCCAATAAGAAGACCACCGATCAACTGGCTCAGGCAAAGACGCAGGCGCGTGAAATGGCGGCGGCATTCGGCCCGCTACGCCAGCGCAGCGCTGAGCAAGTTACCGCCCTCAATCAGCAGCGGGCAGCGATCCGCAACCTGACAGCCCAGCAGAAAACGGAACAGGCCCAGCTCAACCAATTGCGCGCCAGCTTCTACAGTGAAGGGATTGCGATCAGCAGTACCAGCCGGGCAACGGAACAAATCAGCCAGCGCACCGCGCAGTACAATCGCCAGCTTACTGAGCAGCAGCGTCGGCTTGAGTCTGTCACTCAGGCGCAGGCCCGCTATGCCCGCGCCAAAGAAACCGGCGAGAAGCTGCAAAGTTCAGGCATGAAGACCGCAGCGACCGGCGCGGCGGTACTTGCCCCCGTAGCAGCCGCCATCAAGAGTTACAGCAGCCTGGAAGATGCCATGAAGGGCGTATCCAAACAGGTGAATGGCCTGCGCGATGATGACGGCAACCGCACCGCTCAGTTTGCTGAGATGCAAAACGCTATCAAAGACGCCGCCGAAAACCTGCCAATGCCCAACGGGGCCGTTGACTATGCCGCACTGGTAGAGGGCGGCGCGCGTATGGGTGTGGCTAACAGCGATGATCCATGGCAGAAGCAGAAGAAGGATCTACTGGATTTTGCCAACACCGCCGCCATGGCCTCAAAGGCGTTTGAGCTGCCTGCCGATCAGCTGTCGGAAAGCCTGGGCAAAATCGCCGGTCTGTATAAAATCCCCATTCAGGATATTGGCAAGCTTGGCGACGTCATCAACTATCTGGACGATAACGCCAAATCAAAAGGCTCTGACATTATCGACGTGTTGCAGCGCGTGGGTGGTGCTGCCGATCAGCTCGGCTATCAGAATGCGGCGGCACTTGGCTCCACGTTCCTGAGCCTTGGTGAACAATCCGAAACAGCGGGCACCGCAGTTAAAGCGATGGTGCGCGAGCTGGGCAACGCAATGGTGCAACCGGATCGGTTTATGGAAGGTCTGGACGCGCTGGGGCTAAGCGCTGAGAAGGTGCAGAAGAACATGGCAAAAGACGCCATGGGCACCATTATGGCGGTGATGGAAGCCACCAAAAAGCTGGAACCAGATAAGCAAATGAACGTGCTTACTCAGCTCTTTGGAGACGAATACGCAATGGCGGTTTCCAAAGTCGCTAACAACCTGCCAGAGCTGCGCAGGCAGCTCGAATTAACCCACGGCACCGCGTCTAAAGGCTCCATGAAGCGGGAATCCGATATTGATAAAGATTCACTCTCATCACAGTGGCAGATAACCAAAGCGGAGTTTGGCAACAATTTCAGTGCGCTGGGTGAGTCCATGCGCGGGCCAATGATGGCGATCATGAAATCAGTCGGCGGCGTCCTGCAATCAATCCGGGGCTGGATTGAAGCCAACCCGGCGCTGGTTGCCGCCATCATGAAGACCGTAGCCGCGATCGGTGCCATTCTCACGGTACTGGGTTCGCTTATGCTGGCGCTGGGCGCAATACTCGGCCCGATGGCGCTTGTGCGCCTGAGCTTCACCACACTGGCTGGCCCTGGTGGAGCAGGGGCACTGACAGGCTCAATAACTAAGCTGACCGGCTCACTGCGTGGGCTTATCCCGTCACTATCTGGGGTTGGGCGCAGCATTAAAGACTGGCCCTCTATCTTCCGCGCAGCTGCATCCGGTTTAGGGCAATTGGGTAAACAAGCATTCAGCGGTGTAAGCTCGGCATTAACAACCCTCTCCCGTGCAGCGGTTGTCACCGGACAGCGTTTATTTACTTTATTCACGCAACCTATGACCGCGCTTACCTGGCTTGGTAATGGGTTAAGAACTCTCGCCACATCTGGATTTGGGACGCTTCTCAATGTGGGGCGCACCGTATTCATGGCGCTAGGTGGTGGCTTATCACTTTTGCTAAGCCCGATCGGTGTACTGGTTATGGCTTTGGCTGCTGCTGCCATCGCCGTTATTAAATTCTGGGAGCCAATAAAAGCATTTTTCACTGGCTTTTACACTGGCCTGATGAGTGGATTGCAACCATTAACCACGGCATTTAGTACCGCTTTTGCTCCATTAGCTCCAATCTTCGACTCAATCGGCACCGCTATCAGCGGGGTTTGGGATTGGTTCACCAAACTTTTAGAGCCAATTCAGTTTTCCACAGAAGCACTGGAATCATGCACCAGCATGGGCGAAACGTTCGGCAAGGTTGTTGGTAGCGCTTTATCTGCGTTAACCCCGATAATTCAAGGTATCGCCGACGGGATAAGTAACATACTCGAAACGCTGGGTTTAATTCCCGATGCCGCTGAGCGAGCAAGAGCCGCCACTGAGAAAGCCAACACGCAGAAGAAGCTCACCGGGCTGGCGGATACGCTTGCCGGAGATCTGAAAGCCGTCACCGCGCAATCGAAGAAGGAAGAGGAGAAGAAGGAGCAGAAGCGGAAAACGGAACAGAGCCAGCAACAGCAGGCGTTTGCCAATAACCTGAAAGGCCCGGCGAACCTCGCACCGAAGATCAGCGGTAGCCTGGATAAAATCGCCAGCAACACGGCAGAGAAGAAAGACGGCCCCGGTGAAATCGTCTTCAAAAATAAACAGCCGTACATTCCTATCCGTGGCGGGTACGCCGAACCGGTGCAACAGGTTCAGCGGCAGGTGCCATCACTCACCGCATGGATGCAACAGCAGGCTGGCGCGCTCGTTTCTTCGGTGCTGCCGTACAGCGTTCAGCAGCCTGCCGCTCGTTCGCCAGTGTCGGCGGTTCCGTCTGCGGCTTCCGTCGCGGCGCTGATGCCTGGCGGCGACGTGTTTAACTTTGAAATCAACATCAACGACGCGGGCCAGATGGATGAACAAAAACTTGTCCAGCGCATCCGCGAAGAGTTCACCGTTGCCCAGCAGCAGGCCGCACGGCGCAAACGCTCGCAACTGACCGACCACGAATAAGGGGCAAAGCCATGATGATGATATTGGGCATGTTTCCGTTTGCGCTGCAAACGACGCCCTACCAGACGTCGAACCAGTCGAATACATGGCGGCACGTCAAAAACGATCGCGTGGGGAAATCCCCGCGCTACCAGTACATAGGCCCGGATGAAGAGCCGATCACGCTCTCCGGTACGCTGTACCCCGAAATCAGCGGCGGCGATGTGTCGCTCACCACGCTGGAGACAATGGCATACACCGGCAGAGCCTGGCCCCTGATTGAGGGCACCGGCAAGATTTACGGGATGTACGTGATCGACGGGTTAACCCAGAATCGCACTGAGTTCTTTCAGGACGGGAAAGCGCGGAAGATTGATTTTACTCTCACCCTGAAAAAGGTCAGCGAGGATATCAGGGAGAAGCTGGCGGAAATTACCAACGATGATGTGCTGTCTATGGTGAAAGCGGGGGTGAATTTCTAACTTTATTTTTTATGGCCAACACGTTCATTGTTGGCAGTGTGGTACCGAAATCATCGGGCACCGTCACTTTTAACCGTGCTGCAGCACGGTCATTTATGGCGGTGCTGTAGCTTCTATCAAAGGTTGGTTTTGTAAGTTTTCCTCAATACCAGGACATGGGGGAGGGACAGCACCTCTTTCAGCATGGTTCAGGGGCAACTAACAGCTCAGGAATTGTCGATATCGTTTTCCCGAAAGCGTACACAACTACAAGTAATCTTAATGTTATTGCAACCGCGACGTCTGACACTCCAGCAAACTATATCGTTACAATCGGGGTCATAACGTTAACCGGTGTGCGTATTTTTATAACTGGTGAGAGCGCAGGAAACATACCGGTACCAACGGAAATCGGATTTAACTGGTTCGCAACCGGGAGATAATTGATGAAAGTTTTTTACAGTGCCAGTCAGAACGGTTTTTATGATGATAACCAGACCCGTCCCGCAGATGCGGTAGAAATTGCTGAATCGCTCAGAGCAGAGTTAATTACCGCCCAGAACGCGGGCGGCGTAATCAGACCGGGAAGTGATGGAATGCCGGTGATCATCCCATCCGCAGATTACGTCCCGGAATTAACTGAAGAAGAGCAGCGGTGGTTTGCTGAATCCAAAAAACAGTCAATGTTGTCAGAGGCAACCAATCGAATTGGACCTCTACAGTACGCGGTCGATGCAGGAAAAGCGACGGAAGAAGAAGCCGCCGCTTTGATTGTATGGCAGGATTACAGGCTAGATTTGATGCGCGTTGATACAGTCAACCCTGTCTGGCCTACCCCGCCGGGAGAACAGGCCAGTTAGTAGCATGTTTCTTATCCCGCTGGGGCTGGCAGTATTTGCTGCATAACCTCAGGTTGCGCGTTATAAAACTCAATATAACGCGCATCATTCTTATCAATCTGTGTGGAATTTTCTTGCTCGCATGAGAACAATGCCACAACAGACTTTCCATCTGGTGTTAATTCAGCGTAAATCATATCGTATATCCACTGATGAATAATGATGCAGAAAAACCCGTGATTGATGTGCCGTTTGGGTTCACGTCATAAAAAATTGATTGTGGGGTAGATAGCAATAATTCCGCAAACTGACCATAAACCCCTATACCATAATTCCCAACATAACCCCCGATTGATACGTACCCGACACCGCTATTTGTGGATGCAACATCAATAATTAAACCGCCTGATTGCGCACCACCACCTGCTGTTGCATAGATGGAACCATAGCCACTCACTTTCCTTGCATTTTTGGGAACAATAGCAGCAATAGATAACTCAGTTAGCGTATTAACTGTTGCGGTTGTTGTTATTGCTGTCTGACGGTCAATATTAATAACTCGCCCGTTCTGCGTTCCTGCTTTAAATTTTGATTCTGAAATACCCCAAACACTCACCAGTGCACTGGCGGTATAGTCAGGAGGTAACGATGAACCACCATAAATCTCTGGTGCTTCAGCGGAGGTTGCATTTACCGCAAGCAATGACGACATATCAGTAGTCGGATTATAAATCGCATACAAAGCAACAAATCCTGTTGTCGGAACTGTGCCCGTATCCATCCCGCCAGCCCCTGTTTTCATCAGGTCTACAGATTTATTGAAATTACTCAATCGATACTGGCGTCCATCGCCATCTTCCACAATCAATTCATCTGCTGAGAATGTTGCCGATGCTGACGTAGAGGCGACACTTACTCTTCCATTTCGTACCGCCCCAACCACCCCAGAAAACGATTCTCTCAATTGAAGGTATTGGAGAATGCCGTTAACTGTCTTTCCCGATAAATCAGTTAAAGTGCTATCAAGCGGCTGCTTACCCGCCAGCGCATTCGTTACAGTGGTGGCAAAGTTTGGATCATTTCCCAGCGCTGCCGCCAATTCATTCAGCGTGTCCAGTGCAGCCGGGGATGATGCTACCAGTGCAGCAATTGCTGATTTCACAAATTCCGTTGTGGCAATCTGCGTATTATTCACTGTCTGCGCCGCAGTAGGTGCGGTGGGTGTTCCGGTCATAGCTGGGCTTGCCAGCGGAGCTTTCAACGCAAGAGCGTTGTTAATGGTTGCACTGAAATTAGGATCATTGTTGATTGCAGTAGCAATTTCTTTCAGTGTATCCAACGTGGTGGGCGCACCTCCAATCACAGCAACCAACGCCGCCTGAACAAATGCGGTATTCGCCAGCTGTGTGGAGTTATTACCAGCCGTAGCAGTCGGCGCTGTAGGCGTTCCCGTCAGGGCCGGGCTTGCCTTGGGTGCATATTGTTTATGAGGGTCTGCCGCTGCGATGTGCGCCGCCAGTTGCTGATCTACGAAGGCTTTAACCTGGATTATCTGGTCATCAACATACTGCCGGGTTGCCAGCACCACAGACGGATCAATTTTGAGCGTTACCGCCTGGGTACTGCTGACGATCAGAATGACGCGAATAACCTGCATACGTCCGCTACCTTCCTGCAATAACGGCTTATAGGTTTCAGCGCAGTTCGCCACGGCTATCATGTCGCCGTCGCTGTCATACAGGCCAATCTCACGGATCCACCACCCGCCCACGTCTTCCGGGATCACCTGCTCAGCAATAATCTGGTTGGTGTTTACCGGGTCAATGGTCAGCGTATTGAGCGGCGCGCGGCGCAGCTCATGCACAAGCGCAGTCTGCGCAGGGTTTGGCGTCGGCAGTGCGCCGTTGCCATCCCCTACCGCCATCTGAGTAATTTCAACCTGTTCACCCAATGCCGTAGCGTTCGCCAGCTTCGCGGCCCCGACATTGGTTAGCAGGGCATAATATTTAGTTGCCACTTGGTGAGATCTCCACGGTATCGATCAAATGAATTGCGCTCCCCACATACTCCGCACCGCCAACTGAAATGGTTTCGGGGAAATAGGGATATACGGTCAGCGTGTCGCCCAGATAGGCAGACGCACCAACATAAAGGGGGCCGGTAGTCTGTAAGTGCAGGCTCATGCCCAGCATGTGACGGCTACACGGTTTAACGTCAGCGATCAGCCGCTCAAGCTCCTGATAGGTTTCTTCGCTGATGCCTTCCTCTTCAACGCCAATATCCAGCGTAAACGTGCCTGGGTCGGTGTCGATGTTCCACCACTCGTTAACCCGGATGAAATAGCCGAACGGCTCCACAACGCGGCGCATTGCTCCGGTGGTGCCTTTGTAACGGTGCAGGTAAAACGCATCAGCTATCGCCTTACGCTTCGTTGTCTGGGGCCAGTTCTCATCCCATCTGTCAACGGAGAAAGCCCACGCCAGATAGGGCAGCAGGTCAACCGGGCAGGTATACGGATCCCAGAGCTGGCGCAACGGTACCCGCACTTCCCCCAGAGAGGCGCATGCACGGGCGGCAACACGCTCAAGGCGCGTTGAGCTTGGCGGCGTGAGGGTTTTACTCATCGTAACCCCCAACGGTTATGGTGTAGCCGGTACAATGGGAAGCCTGAGTATCATCAAGCACCATATCCGCAACCGGCTGCGCCAGCTCCACCCGCTGGACACCTTCAACGTGCAGCGCGGCATAAATGGCAGACAGCCGGATATCACGCCCCAGACGACGCTGATCGGCAATGTACGCCTGTAATTTCTGCTCAGATGCCTGACGGATGGGTTCCGACTCCGGCCCCGGATAGATATACAACGTGGCATCAATCTCATAAGGCACGATCTCCGCCGCCTGCACGGTCACGCGATCGGCAACCGGGCGCACCTCTTCGCCATTCAGCGCGCTGGCAACGATATCGATCAGCTCCTTGCTGGCGGTACCGTCACCCTCGCGGGATAGCACAGAGATGGTAACGCAGGCGGGCGTTGGGCTTACGGCAGACACATCAGCAACGCGCCCATCAGCAGACAGGCCGAAAAATTCATATGCCGCCGTTGGCCCGGCGACGCTCAGCCCTTCAAATGCCTGCGGGGTACGGACGCGCAGATCGGCATCCGATTCCATCACCGCAGGCACAGGCGGTACAACGCTGTCATCTTCCGGCGTGATGGTCAGGCGCTCCACGTTGAAATTTGCCGCCAGCTGATCCAGATCGCTGCCCACGGAGTACGCCACCATTACCGCGCGCGCCGCTTCGTTCACGCGCTGGCGTAGCAACAATTCGCGATAACAGTTTTCTTCCAGCAGCATGGTGATCGGCTCAGATTCCAGTGAGAGAGTGCGCCTGATAACGTCCTGCTCATCTTCCGGGTAAAGCGCGATAAACGCCTCTTTACGCTCATTGAACAGCGTTTCAAAGTCCAACGGCTCCACCACTACCGGAGGCGGTAATTGTGAAAGGTCAATTGTTCCGCTCATGCCTGCACCTGCCTGCCGATCGTTATGTCCGTGGTAAAGGGTGATTGGGTATCCGTTCGGCTGGCCTTGATGGTGGCAACCATCTGCCCCGCCCCTGTTTCCGTCAGCACAATATTGGTCAGCGAGATACGCGGCTCCCAGAGGAAAAGCGCGCTGTAAATCGCGGACATAATGCGAAGGCGCGTTACGGCGTTGCCTGGCTGATCAATCAGGTTATTGAGCTGCGAGCCGTAGGCGCGGCGCATAACGCGAGAGCCAACCGGCGTTAGCAAAATGTCATTGATGGACTGAGAAATATGCTCGTTATCGGTGAGCGCTTCGCCGGTTTCGGCGTTCATCCCGCGATATCTTGCGCTGGTCATTGCGGGCCGTCCGTCTGGCTTCCGCCACGTTCTACGCCGCCATGTTTGTGGGTATGCACCACAACGCCATTTGATGTAATGCTGCCGCCGCTATGCTCAACATTGCCGGTCATCTTGCCGCCCTGTTTCATCTCAAACGTGGAGCATGAGAGCTTTTTAGTGCAGATCACTTCCGGCGTATCAAGGGTGATTGAGGTTGTTGCGGTACAGGTCATTTTGGGGGCAGTCGCGGCGATAGAGTCAGAAGCCTCTACGGTTGCACTCTTAATACCAGTAGCAGCCAGTGCGCCGGTTGCCGGGTCATACAGAACCTTCGCCCCGTCAGGGTGCAAAGTAACATTTGACGTTTCACCGTTATCCGGTGGCTTCACACTATCGCTGTACAAGCTGCCCATGATGACGGCATTTTCCAGATCACCGCATGGGGCAAAAAGTAACACCTGCTCGCCCGGTGATGGTGCCCACCATGTAACAGCCGTTCCGGCGCGCAAAGCCGCCCAGCGAATCCAGTCCGTTGTATTCTCTCCCGTTGAGACTCGCGCAACTGGCGGCTCAGCAGCAAGATCAACATCCGTCACCGTACCAATACGGACAAGGTTACAGATCAGGCGATAGAGTTCATTCAGGTTCATAAGCTGGCTTGCGTTATTAAATTTACAGCCAGTTTCATGATCCACGCGCGCGCAAGCAACGCGCTGGCGTTGTCAGGAGTTGGTAACAATGGATGGCGGTACCGGCAGACAATGCCAGCTATGACAGTGGCGGGAAAACGCATCGAGCACCGTCACTTTTAACAGTGCTGCAGGAATGGGGTCAGGGTTGCAGAAAACTGACGATGGTATCCGCCAGCCAGTCAAGATCGCTTTCCGTAAAGCCCAACAATTCACGCGCGGGGTAACGGGTGCGGGCACCGGGAGCCACGGTATCAACCTCACCATACTGGTGAACGCTGGCGATCTCGGCGGTATGCCCGGAGTAACCGACCACGGCGGCGCTGGCGGTACCGTATGCCTTGAGAAAGCGAGCGGTGCGCAGGCGGCGGAACATCTTTTCTTTGCGGGTGGTGGTGCGCTTGGTCTGGTTAAGATGGATCTCAATATAGCGCTGAATATCGCGCTTATAGAACGTGCGCAACGCCCCTTTATCAACATCATAACCGGTGATAGCGCGCTGCTCGCCGCGCCCGGTGGTGCGCCAGTTGCTCAGCTCACGCGTTTCATCTTTCCACAGGAATTTAACCCCGCCCTGAGTACGCAAAATCTTACGGCGGCGCGGCGTATAGCTTTCTCCGCTGGGGTTTTTCTGGCTGTTGATGCGCTGCTGCTGGCGCTTGCGCAGGCCAATAGCCACCTCGCGCGTGAGCTTACGGCGCTGGCCCGGTGCGAGCTGCGCCGCCACGGTTGCCAGATAATCATCAAGGGCATGGAACAGCGGATCAGCGTTCATTTAGTCCGTCCACGTCTCGCCGCTTACCGTATCTTCAAAGACCAGTGACCAGGCACCCAGCTCCGGCCCCGGCATAGGATCAGCGCGATGATGAATAACCGGCTTGCCATCTTCAACTTTGACAACAACCGCCTCACTGGCCTGGATTTTGATGAGCACGTCCATGGTGGAATTGCTCAGGATATCCGCTTCAAAGGTGATACCATCGCGGGCGCGGTCAGGGTTGAATAGCAACTCAGGCTGATACAGGCGCGCCCATGCCAGAATGGGCAGGCTGAGGGAATCCAGCGACTCAGGGTAATCCATCGCCAGCACCTCAATAGTGTACTCGTATTCAAACGAGGCAGAGCGCTGCCCGGTGCTCACCATGCGCCCCTTCTGGACATACACCGCCAGATTATCAGGGTTGTCACGCAACCACGGCACCGCGTGGCTGATGTGTTTACGCAGTAGATCGGGTTTTAACATCGCTATTTCTCCACCGCCTTGCCCCCTGTCAGCGCATCATAAGCCGCTTCACAGGTCAGCCCTCGGATCCTTGCCTGATCAGCAATTGCCGCCAGTTCTCCCGCTCGTTGGTCAGCGCGGCGGAACAGCTCGGCAAGCAGCTCGCTGCCGGTGGTGCCTGTCGCGCTTTCGCTGGCAGTTGCGGCACAGCGGGCGCGTTCACTTGCTGCCAGTCTGGCGGCGAGTTTTGCGGCTTCGTCATGCAGCCCGTCAGAAACAGCGCGGGCATGGTCAGCATCAGCAGCGGCCTGAGCAATCTGCCCCTCAGCCCTTTTCTCAATCGCATCTATTTCACCCTGTCGGCGCTGTTCTTCGGCTCTGGCTTCTGCCTGCCGCTTTGCCAGCGCGGTAGCATCGTCAGCATCCCGCTGTTTCCATTTCAGTGTCCAGGCTGTATTAGCCTTGCTGGCACCAAACCACGAACCAGAAATGAAGGCAGCACCCAGAACTAACGCGACCAGAAGGCCGCGCCAGTGTTGCCTGAGCCAGTTAAGAATCATGCAGGATAAGCCGCATAAGGTAGCTGGAAGTGCGGGCCATCTTTCAGGGTTTTCCAGTCGCCACCCCATTCAACGGGGATATTTAGCTCTTTTCCCGCCTGTTTGAAGGCTTCGGAAATCTGCTGATAATATTTCCAGTCCCATGAACCTGCCGGAGTCGGATACGCAAACACATCAACCGCATGGCCTGAAATATGCCTGCTGTTCATCGTCTGGCTTTTCCCCTCAGCAACAAGCTTTTTTTGCCGCTCTACAGTGCGAAGCCCTTCGGTGATACCAAAATCAACGGCAGAAAGTTGAAGGGCGCGGCGGACGACTTTCACAAGGTCAGCGTTAACACCTTTCAGGTTATTTTCACTTCTCTGACTGAATTTAAATTCACTCATTTCCTTTCGCTCCCCCGATACGGGTTTCAATAAAGCCGGTCACTTTGTTGCGTACCTTGTCAGCCCCCATAAAACCTATGGATGCACCCACGAAGGTAACGGCATTAGACGGCAAGCCCAGATATTCCAGCGAACCGGCAACCGCCAGCGTAACGATCCCGCAGACCAGTGAACCGGTGGCGGTTTTCAGCATTGACTGACCGTCATACAGACTCATAAGCGCCGAAATGCTCAGCGCAGCGCCTGCCGCGTAAAGCGTCGGCAGATAAGTAGCAATCCATTTCATTGTTTGTTCCAGCATCCCCGTAGGTACGTCGCTCATGGCAACCTCTCAATCCCATAGCTGCACGGTTTCCCGCTGGGTGGGTGGTGGTAATTCTGGAAGATAAACAACCTGCCCGGCACTCAGCAGCGGGCCGCTGTCGCACAGCCCCGGATTGGCTTCATGCACGGCTTCGGTTACTCCCGCCGTCCTGCCGTAATACCTCCAGCAGAGTTCATCAACGGTGTCATCCTGCTGCGCCTGCACGTTCATTAGCACAGCTCCGCAAGGCCGCGATCTTCATTCTGGATATCGCGAATAGACCAGCGAACATCACGCCAAAGCGTATCTATCTGGGTGCTGAGCGCCTGCGCGTGGTCATCCCCTTTACTGGTGGTATCAATATCGCGATACCCCTCAATCAGCAGGGCTTTGGTCAGTGACCAGACGGCATTTTTATAGCGCCAGACCTTCACCGATTCACCATTCACCGGATCGGCGGGGATCTCCGCCAGAGTCAGATAACCGGCATCAACCTGAACCTGACGCCACAGAAGAAGCTGATCGTTGACGTGGGCCACTGCCTCAATGGTGCGTGACATAAGGCGATCGGTCGTTACCTGCCCATCAAGGCGCATCGCCCGGCGCAAATCAGCCAGCACAATGACAGGCCAGAAAGGCAGGCTCTCAACCTTTGCGCCGCCATCATCCGGCGCTGGATCTGATGGCGGTCTTACCGGTTCAGTGGCGACCAGGCTCATACAGGACTCTCCATAAGGCAGGCGGTGGACGGTGTGACGCAGTAGAGGCCGGGCCTTACTACGTCACACCGTGCCGCCTGGTGCGCGGGGGCACATTCGTTATGACTTCGCGGTTTTGCGCGTCGTCTTGTTCTTTGCTGCCGTTTTTGCCTGGCTGTTTTTCTGGTTCCTGGCTGCGGTAGTGCGCGGCGCTTTCTCCGGCGCTGCTTTCGCGGCCTCTGGCTTCGCTTCCGGCTGTACCGGTGGCGCATCGCCCTCACCTTCTCCGCCGTTGGCGGCGGTCAGCTTTTTGATATTGCGATCAAGCAGTTCGATATCACGCGCCACGCCAATTTTTGCGTTGAGCCTGATAGCTTCCTGCAAATGCGAGCGGGCAAGCTGCTGGGATTCAACATCCTGATTAAGGCGCACGGTGTACCCCATGGCCTTAAACAACTTGGCCCTTACCTGATCGGGCATATCTTCATGGGTGGTGATGCCGTTCAGTGCGTTGAGGTTGTCAATGCTCACGCTTGCCTTTGCCGGGTTCGCTTTGAAGGCGGCAAGGATGGGATCGCAAATTTCTTCAACCAGTACCGTGGCGGTGGTGCGCTTGTACTGGTCAGGCATCGGGATTTTATGGCGCAGCACGTACTGACCTATCCGCAGCGCCTGCGCAATATCACCGGCATCCGCTGCCCAGATCATCACAGTGGTGATCACTTCATCCGCCTGGCCCGTATCCGCTGCCAGTACGCCATCAATCCACGGCTGGTAATCCGGCAGGCGCTCGCTTTTCAGCTTCGCCTTACCGGCATTCGACTGGATGCGGCTGAGGTCGGCTTTATCCATGCGCAGGCGAAAAAGTATCTGCTCGTATGCAGTTCTTTCGGCGGTGGTTGTCCCGCGATTACTGCGGCGCTCAGCCATCACCCGATCAAAATGTTTTTGTGCTGGTGTTAACATTTATGCCCCCTGAGCAGGCCAGCGCACTGCTGGCCTGCGGCGTCTTATGGTGCTGGTGCTGGCTCGGCGGCGGTGATGCCTTCAATCAGACAGCCATAGCCGTAGTCTTCAATGACGTAGGCATCATTCGAAGAGCTGTACGTTGAGACGCGGTTATACTCCGGCTCTTCAACGATGCGGCGACGGTGCCCGCCTTCCTGCCAGTAGATGGACAGGTTTTCCCAGGAGGTAATGAACATGCTGCCATCAGGGAAGAATGGCGCGATAAATGACGGCAGGTTGCCGATCGTTTTGCGCGATGCAATCAACTGCCCGGCAAGTGCTTCGGAGTTAGGGTTATTGGTGCTTACAGCGTTGATGATCGGGAAGGAACGGTTAACCGTCAGATTACGCCCGGTAATCACCACCAGATCAGGCGAATCCTTGTACCACTCATCCATAAGCGAGTTGACCGCATCAAATACGATGGAGTCATAGTTACCGTAATCACCTTTCGCGATCACCTGGTTGGTGTCGTCACGGCTGGTCACGGTGACATCTTTCATCACGCGCTGGGCCGCGTTAGTGCGGTACTGCTGGAGCCAGCCGATACCACAATCCTGTAACAGCGGGTTGGCGGCGCGGTCTGATTTCTCCGCGTAGCTGGTACCGTTGAAGCCGATCATGATGCGATCGAGAGCAATACGCTTGATGATCTGATTGCTGAGGCGCTGCTGAAAGTCCGGGAATTTTGCCCAGGCATCAAGCTGCGTGTACGGCGTAAAGGTATCGGCGTTCACCTTGTTACAGGTGTATTTATTCGAATCCAGCGCCGCCACAGAGGTAGGCTGACGGCGATCCGTGGTGGAATTGTTGGTACTGGATACCGGGCCACTCACGCCCAGGCCGATTTTTTCACCAGTCTGATCGTTGACGCCGTAAATGTTAATTTTTTTCAGCATCTCAGACGACTGCTGGATCTTATCCTCAAGCGTCTGCTCAACGCTTGGATCAATGCTGTACGCCTTGGTGACGTGGGCAGCGCTGATATGGTTGAGTTCAGCCTGTCGCTGAATGTACTTATCAAACAAATCGCGGGTTGTATTACGCATCTTATTTTCCTTTCCTGAGCCTGACGCACTGAGCCTTATCAGCAATCAGCCAGATGTTGAGTTGATTGACCATCGCCGCCAGTGGCAGGCGGGCGCTGGTTGTACTGCTCGGCGTCCTGGCCTTTCAGTTTCTCTTCCAGCGCTTTGAAGTCCTTACGCAGGCTTTCCAGCTCGGTGGCGTCAGCCTTACCTTTCACCGCAGCAGAAAGCTGGGTTGTACTGTCCAGCAGCTTGCCCTGGCTCTCGGCAATCGCCTCGATAGCCTCACGGTTTTCACCGTTTTGCTGGCTAAACTGCTGCTGCGTACCGCCCAACAGCGCCTTAATACGGGCAAAGAAGTTTTTGCCTTCATCCTGCGGCGGCTGTTCATCTTCAAATTCCATCGTGGATTCAACGGCAGCGGTGAAGAAACAAGCCTGATCGTGCTTACGGGAGGCCAGCGGGTTAACGGTGTTTTTGGCACAAAACTCCATCATTTCCGTGCCCAGGCTGGCAGGGCTATCGGTGCAGGCCAGCCCCATCAAATAGGCTTCGCCGGTATCAGCAAAAGAGGGATGCACTTCAATGCTGTGATAAATCTTCTGGCGGCTCTTTTTCAGGGCAACCAGATCATCAGTGGCATCAACCTGCACATACAGGCCCATTTTGCCTTTCAGCGGCTCCTCGGTGATCTCCTCTGCCTTGACGGCAATAACATCGCCATAAGCACGGAAATCACTGTTTGGTGAGTAGCCCCGGAGGTGCTCCAGATTGACGCGAGCACCGTATACGGTTGGGTTAAAGCGTTGAGCCATCTGCACAATGTGCTGACGCTCCAGCGTCCGACCGTCACAGGTGGCACCCTCGACAGCAACGCGAAATGGTTTTGACTTTGGCATGTCGAAATCCCGAATGAGTGAGTGATATTAACCAGTGCCCCTATCATTCCCGCCGCAGCCGAAACGCGCAAAGCGTTGCCGTTGTTGCCGTTTTCCGACAATGACAACCCGAAGCGACGCGCGCGCGGGCGCGGTACTCTGCCACCATGAAACAGACTTCCCACGATGAGCCACGGATTGCCGCTAAGGTCATGTACTGGCAGGCATACAGCATCACGCAGATCGCCAAATCGATCGGCGTGAGTACCAACACCCTGTATTCATGGCGTCGCCGCGATAAGTGGGACGAGTCCACCGCGCTGGAGCGTGTACAGGATCGGATGCAGGTGCGGCTGTTACGCCTGACGGAAAAGCCAGACCTGACGGCGCATGACTTCAAAACCATTGACCTGTTAACCCGTCAACTGGTGCGGATGGAGCGCGAAGAGCACCGCAGCGAAGAGAAAAGCCGTGAGAAGAAGCCGAAAAACCACTTTACGGAAGAGCAGATCGGGGATCTGCGTGCTCTGGTGCTGGATTCGCTCTACGAGCATCAAAAACGGTGGTACAAGCAGCGCGAACGCCGCAACCGCTTTATCCTCAAATCGCGCCAGATTGGTGCCACCTGGTACTTTGCCCGCGAAGCACTTTTACGGGCGCTGGAAACCGGCAACAACCAAATCTTTTTGTCAGCCAGCCGCGCCCAGGCGTTCCAGTTCAAGAAGTTCATCCAGCTACTGGCGGCGCAAGTTGGCGTTGAGCTGAAAGGCGGCGACGCCATCACCCTGAGCAACGGCGCAACGTTCTACTTTCTCGGCACCTCAGCAGCGACGGCACAGAGCTACACTGGCGATCTATATCTGGATGAAGCATTCTGGATTAACAATTTCCTTGAGCTGCGCAGAGTCGCCGCAGGTATGGCAACCCATGAAGGGCTGCGCCGTACCTACTTTTCCACACCATCCACGGAGGAGCATGAGGCTTATGCCTTCTGGACTGGCGACCTGTTCAACAAGGCAAGGCCCAGAGGTGAACGGGTAGAAATAGACGTCAGCCACAAGGCGCTGAAAAACGGCAAGCTGGGCGGTGATGGGATCTGGCGGCAGATTGTCACCATTGAAGACGCGGTAAAACTCGGCTTCAACCTGGTGAAAATTGAAACCATCAAGATGGAGAACTCCCCGGAAGAATACGACAACCTCTATCGTTGCCGCTTCGTTACTGCGGGAGAGCGCGCCTTTAACTACAACGCCATGATCGGCTGCTGCGTTGATGGCTTCAACGATGATGTATGGCCCGACTGGAACCCCTTCGCCCCCAGACCGATAGGCGATCGCGGGGTATGGGTAGGCTATGACCCCAACGGGGGAAGCGGTAACGGTGATTCTGCCGGGCTGGTCGTCATCGTTCCGCCAGCGGTACCGGGCGGCAAGTTCCGCATCATTGAACGCATCCAGCTTCGTGGGATGGAGTTTGAGGAGCAGGCAAAGGCCATTCAGGGGTTGACGGAGCGTTACAACGTCCAGCACATCGCGATTGATGCCACCGGTATTGGTGATGCCGTCTGGCAACTGGTGATCAAGTTCTTCCCGCTGGCGGTGAAATACCAGTATTCCGCCCCACTCAAGCGCGCCATGGTACTGAAAGCGCTCATGCTGATCCGTGCCGGTCGTCTGGAGGTGGATGCGGGAATGCTGGATCTCGTTCAGTCATTTATGACGGTTCGCAAGGTGCAGAAAGGCGGGGTAATGACCTACGTTTCCGACCGCAAACGCGGCAGCAATCACGGCGATCTTGCCTGGGCATCTATGACAGCCTTGTATAACGAGCCGATCGGCAGCGAAAGCGGCGGCGGTAATGATAGTTTTGTAGAGGAGTTTTAAACGTGAGCCGCAAAAAGCAAAAGTTTCAGGCCAGACCGCAGCAGCAAGCCAGCGGCGAAACCGCAGGCATTGAGTCATTCAGCTTTGGCGACCCGGTAGCCATCACCGATCGCAGTATGTTGCTGGATTGCATGGAGTGTGCTGATAACGGCGTGTATTTTGAACCACCGATCAGCCCCTACGGCATCGCCCGGATGTTTGATTCAACGGCCTATCATCAGTCGCCGCTGGTCTTTAAGCGCAATGTGATCACATCCTGCTACATCCCTCACCCGCTACTGAGCAGGCAGGAAATGAGCGCGTGGGTGCTGGATTATCTGGTATTCGGCAACAACTACATGGAGGTGCGCCGTAACATGCTGGGCGAACCTATCGCGTTGAAACATGCCCAGGCTAAATATACCCGGCGCGGCAGCGACCTGAAAAAAGATCAATACTGGTTTATCACCCGTCGCGATGCAGACTACCCATTCAAGCCGGGCAGCATCTGCCAGATAAAAAACCCCAGCATTCACCAGGAGATCTACGGCGCACCTGAATACATGGCCTCGTTACAAAGTGCCATGCTCAACAGTGAAGCGACCATGTTCCGCCGTAACTACTACATCAACGGCAGTCACGCCGGGGTAATCGTCTACCTGACCGACCCGATCGCCAACAACAAAGATGTTGAGAGCCTGAAGAAGTCATTGAAGGATGCACGCGGCGGCGGCGCTTTTAAAAACCTGTTCGTATACGCAGCAGGCGGGAAGAAAGACGGCTTGCAAATCCTGCCATTCAGCCAGATAGCGGCAAAGGATGAGTTTACCGGCATCAAGGACGCAACGCGGGATGATATGCTTGCCGCGCACCGCGTCCCGCCTCAACTGATGGGGGTGATGCCAGGCAACGCCGGGGGGTTTGGTGACGTGGAGAAAGCCGCCCGCGTCTTCTCCATCAACGAGCTGACGCCGATACAAGAAAGCCTGAAAGAGCTGAATGACTGGCTGGGCTTTGAGGTGATCCGCTTTAACCCTTACGCCCTCGCAACCCCATCAACAGCCGCCTGACCATTCAAAAAGATTGATGCCCCACCCTGCCAGAAGGTGGACGCAGCCAGCCCGAAGGCCAAACGCCATACAAGCCCCTCAGCGCCACGCTGGCAGGGGCTTTTCTTTTCCATCCCCTCACCCGACCACAACGCAACCGCATCAAAACAGGGCCGCACAGACGCGAAAAACGGTATGAACAGGTATACCCTCCTTACCCCCTCAGCGCGCGATGGTTCCCCCGCCTCGCCCGCACACAAAACCCCCGTCTTTTTGTGCAAACTTGCAGATCACGGCAGGCCGCGCCGCGTCTGGGCTTGTCTGGCAAAAGTACTATCAAAAAAATTGTGCAAACGTGCGCGTAATTTTGCACCCAAAACGCGCACTTTCTGAAAGCGAGGGCTTAACCGGCATCAACCTCATTGAGCGCCGCCATAATTGCCAGCCTCTCAGCAGGCGGTAAAGCCGCATATTTCGCGCGCCAGCGCTCAACTTTCCGCTTAATGCGGCTGCGATCGTTGTAATCTTTGCCAGCAAAAGCATGGGAATATGCCCGCCCTTCGCCGTAGTTCATCCAGATTTTTTCTGTTCTCACCCCGCCGCGCGTCATGGCCTGAAATTCCATACTGCGCCAGCCCGCTAACGTTTCGTCATAAAGCTGCGACGGATAGCCAGACAGGATCACGCTGACGTTTTCCGGCAGGCTCATGAGGCAGGCTAACAGACGCTCATGATCGGCAACGGTATATTCATGACGGTAGCGGGCGCGACTGGTGCGCGTTTCAGGCATGTAAGGCGGATCAGCATAGATAAGAACGCGACCGGCGCGATAAAAATCATAATCGTTCAGATAGTCCACCGCATCACGGCACACCAGATCTATGTAAAGCCTGTTATGCCTATGTGCGAACTCTTTTAACGGTTCCGCATCAATATCAATACCAACATTGTGCATAGCTGGCGGCTTGCGTAGCATCACCGCCCCACTGCCCAGGTGGGTTTCAATGTAAGTATCATGCGGCGGCATCTCGGCAATAATCTTTTGATAAACCCCACTCGCCGCTTTACTTCCCAGATAGCTCATAACTTTCTTGCTCCAAAAAAAACAAACCTGCAGCACCGCCAAAAATGACGGCGCTCGATAGAATGGCCAGCACAGCCAAAAGTGACCATGGCAGACCAGCGCTCTCACAGCTTCATCAGGTTTTTGATCACAATCCTGGTGACAAGGCTGTTGGTCTGCTTAGCTTTTTCCAGGATATAAGCGCAATGCTGGTCTTTAAGCTCCTCTGGGTTGACACATTGCCCCGCCCCATGCTCAACGGTTACTGATCCATTGCCGTTATAAACAATGTGCCCTTCTGCGTCGTACCCTTCGAAGTAGCTGATATAACTTGATTTCATTTTCGCTCCTTAGCATCAATCCCGGCTTTTTCGTTTAGCCGCCTTCTTCCAGCGCGTGACCAGGTCACACACCGCCATGTATTCAGACGTCGGTTTATCTTTCTCACCGGCACGCCATGCCTTCACTTCCTGCAACCGGCCATTGCTCATGGCGATCAGTCCGCCGCCATGGCGAACGCGGGCGCCGCCAGCAACCGACCTCACAACGTCATCGCTGACGAAAATCCTGCAACTACGCAGCTGAGCGCCGATGCTGGCGATGGTTTCCTGGCTAACGCCGTCTTGTTTCGCAGCATCCCTTTGCTGTACCTGTCGCAGTGCCGCTTCGGCTTTTTTCTTCTGGTATTCCGCAACTGCGGCGGCATAGTTATCCGCACGCCGCTCCGCTTCGACCCGCAGTTGTTCGCGCCAACGCTGTTCTGCCTCTTCCGGTGTCAGGCTCATATCTTTCGCAGCGGCCACTTTTGGCCCCCACGTCAACGCAGTTTCATCATCAACAGACGTGCGCAGGCCGCGCGCGGTACGATCGAAGGCTTGATCTGAGCTTTCGCGGCCAAAGTTTTTCAGTCTGCTGGTGATTTCCTGCCGCTGCTGGCGTGAATATCGGCGCAAATCTTCGATATTCAGCGGAAGTTCTGTCATTTGACTGTCCGGGTGATCAATACCGGCATGCATCGCCGGTTTTGACGGTGTGGTACCAGCTGGCACCGCCACTTTTAACGGTGGTTTTTCGTCCGTTCCGGAGCGCTCCGTACAGTTATTGACAGAACTCCGAGGGGCCGCTGCGCGGCCTTCTAAGGTCAAAATCTCGACCGGCGACGGCTTACGCTTCGGCACAATCTTGTAATCGGTGGTGCGGGTGAAAATGACTGATTCGCTGCCCGTATAAGGGCAATAAACGCCAGTAATTTTGGCGACCGTGTCACCATAATCATTGCCGTTTTCGGTGAATTCATAGTTAAGGCGAACGCGCAGGCAATCGCGCGCGACAAAGGGGCCACCCTGAGCGTTGGTGTATCCCGGCCAGTCTGGCGCATCGGCTGCTGCACGCGCTGCCTCAAGTTCCGGATGTAATACAAGCTCGCGACTACCTATCCGGCGCAATTCGCGCCAGGTGGTAACGGGAGCACCGCCAATCTGCTGAAACTGGCGGATGTTCCAGCGTGAAGCCCAGGCACGTACACGCTTTGCCATCTCCCTGACCGGCTGGCCTGACTCAAGATCCACTTCACCATCCATGCCGTAGCCATCGATGTTTTTCGAAATGTATTTCGCGATATAGCCTGTTGCAGACCCAAATTGCTCATCCATCGGCGTAACGGTAAAACGGTGCTCTGAAGCACCTTTCTCGTTACCGTCCTCTTTCATGGCGTGTTTGCGGAAAATGGCTGTTGCATACTCTACTTCCTCAGGACGGAGGAAAAGCAACAGATGCCAGTGAGGGGTTCCATCGTGGTGAGGCTCTGCAACACGAAAACCAAACGTGCGAATACCTTCGCGACTCCATTTGGCTCTGACGCGCGCCCAGACATTGCAAAGGTATTTTTGCGTCTGACGCGGGCTGGCGTGCTGGTACTTATCGTTTCGTCTGCCTGACTGGACATGCGTTGAGTGGTAACGCGACGGCGCTGTCAGCGTGTAGAACATGCCAACCAGCCCCATTTCATTCGCCATATCCTCAAACCCGCGCATGCGCACCATCAGCTCATGCCGCGCGATCTTCGGGTTGGAAACGCTACCCATCACCTTATCCAGTAATGAGCTGCGCTCGCCGGTGTCCTGGTCTTCCAGTTCCATCGCCTGAAGGAATTCGAAGTTCGCTTTTTTCTGCGCCACCCATTCCCTGAAGCAGGGATCAGAGCAATATGGTGAAGCCACTTTGCTGACGTAGCCGGTCGCGATCATTAGATGTTCGCGCCAGCAGTCATGGATGCGGCGGATTTTGTTAAGCCACCATTTTTCGGAATGAAGTCTGCCAGCGGCACGCAGGGCCTCGTCGGCGTCCAACTCTTCATCGCAATAACGCGCCCATCCGGGGATCGCGATATTGAGCGTCGCCGCTTTGCTCGCTATAGCCCCATACGCGTAAATCGACGAAAAATCGAGATCGGATGTTTGCTCATACTGAAAATCAAACTCGCGCATAAACTCGCTTTTCATCAGATTCGCAAGCTTATACGCCAGTCTTTTCAGGCGTTTTTTGTCTGCCCATGGCAACAGGTGGAAGTCATCGCGCAGTGGGAGAAGGATCGCCGGGAGCGTACTTTGTGGGAGGTATTGCGCGTTAACCGCATCAACACGGCGTAAAACATGCCGCTCAAACGTACCGAACAGCCAGCGCACAACGTCTTTTGGCTTGCTGCGTTCGAGGTTTTCAAGGTGCTGCGAGAAGCGCTTACGGATAAACGCCGGGAGCGCCTGCACCCGGCGGCGGAGGTAGTTAGCGCGGCCATTGCGATCAAATGCCTCACGCGCCTCGCCCTCGCGCGGGCGCAATGGTGCGCGGTAGACCGTATCAACCAGATCGCCATAAGCGAGCGCTCTGCGCTCGCCTTTCGGTGTCAGATACTCAATGGCTGAACTTTCGGTTTTATGGGGGTTGATGGCCTGCCGTTTGGTATTCCATTCCCATGCTAGCGCGGCTAGATCAGACATAACTCACCGTCGCCATATAAGCACTTATGAATGCCGCCGCCGCTTCGTTGTAATAAGCCGTCATCGCGCACCACCTACACCGTCACGGTGTCGCCGGGCTTAACCTGCCGGGCGTCTTTTTCGGTATCACGGATAATGGTCGTGCTGCTGTACCTGCCCCAGCTCAACACCTCCACCTCAACGATCCAGAAATGGCGGTATGGGCGAACGTCGAGCACGCGAGTGATCACTGCATCAACTGTGTTCATCGGGTGGCGACCTCCCGAATCTCTTCGATTGAATCAAGCAGCAGTCGACGGCGGGTACGTTCGGCAAAGTGACGTTTGCCAGTGTCTTTCCGGTAGCACTCTGTTTTACCGACTACCCACATGGATTCCGTCTGGTGCAACTTCTTGCGCTGCGGCCCGTCTTTGGTAATAACTATGCCCGTATGAGTCTTTTTGATGGTCATCAGAAAGGCTCCTGTGTTTCACAGCCTTTGGCAGGGTCGAATCCTAAAAACATCTCGTCGTAAGTCGCATTCCCCATTACCGGGCCACAATCCGGGCAGAAACCACCGCCAGCACGGCCGCAACCATCACACACGCGAAGAACGCCAATAACTTCGCCAGCCATATCGCGACTTTTGGCGCTAACAGAGCGACGAACGCTGAGGGCGTGGAGATTGAAAGCGGAATAGATCTCGCGGGTTTCCGGGGTATCGCTGTTGGAGATCACCGATCGCGTGTCGTGCTGGCGATTAACATCAAGCAGGATTGAAACAAGCGCGCGGTGGTCATCTAACGTGAACGGCTTGCCGTAGGCGGTGAAATTGGCTGTTTTGCTGGTCGGGATGTACGGCGGATCGCAGTAAATTACAGAATCAGTGCTGTTCTTCGCGATGTATGGAATGGAGGTGCGAAAGTCATTACAAAGAAAGATTGCGTGAGTGTCCCGCGCCTTTTCGGCAAACATGCGCATTTCAACTTCTGGAAAATAGGGTGCCTTGAAGCTGCCAAACGGGACATTGAAGCCGCCCTTTTTATTCGTACGATACAGGCCGTTGTAGCAATGACGATTCAGGTACAAGAAAGACGCCGCCCACAACGTCGCGTAACAATCCCTTTCCGAGTCATCCCATGACAGAGTATTGAACTGGTCACGCTCGCCGTAATACCAGCTTTTACTGTTGCCGTGCTTGAACATGTCCCTAGCAACAGCGATCAGGCGCTCTGTGTCATCCCTCAACTGAAGAAAGAAGTTAATCAGCGCGCGATTGCTATCGCAGAGAACATAACGGCGGTAATCCGTATTCATAAATACGGTACCGCTGCCAACGAATGGCTCAATCAGACAATCGGCCTTCGGCAAGTGCTCCAGCAGCTGCGGCATAACGCGAGTTTTACCGCCCGCCCATTTGATTGGTGATCTGATCATTATCTTGCCCTCACAACGATTCGAGGTGTGGGGAAGTCAGGCGTTGCCAGACCTCGCAAACCTGCTCCGCCCGATATACGGCATCGGTCAGCATGTAGGTTGCCGTTGAGCGACGCGGATGCGGCGTATATCCGGTGACACCGGCGATATGGATTAACGTTGAGAGATGGCGAATTTCGAAAGGAGGTATAACCTGCTCTGGGATGCCATAACGGTGGAGAGCATGAGCCAGCGTAGCCACATCAGCTGAATTGCCCGCAGACCAGCAATAGAGTTTTTCGTGTTTTGATGCGGTGGTATTAATAAACCGGCAGGCGGACCGTATGGCGTCAATCTCGCTGCAAGTTGCACTGATAACTTCAGCGCGCTGCGCGTTATCTCCCTTCATGAGCTGCAAAACAGCCTCAGGATAAATGCCCCCTACCGTCCTGATATTTATGGCGCGATAGAACTGCGGACCAATCTGACCTGTCGAGGGCTCGAAGAAAACGCACTCAATAGCAAAGATCGGCGAATCAGGCGCTTTCCCCAGCGCGCGAATATCTAACATGAAGTTATTCATTGTTTGTTACCCTCGTTAATGGTTAATTCGCGGCTGACGATCCACCGCTCGACTGATGAATAAATCTCTTCTGGTGTGGCGCTTTCCTTTTTCAGCTGGCCGACAAAAATACGAAGCAACCCCAAAAGGTGAGCGCGTTCGTGTTTTCGTGCATTGGTGCTTATCTCTACAAACTCCGGATCACTTATTTCGCTATCCAGCTTTATTGACTTAATCGACATGCAACCTCCTGAAAAAGGCAAAACGAATCCCCGGCAAAATGAATGCCGTTAATTTAAGCCTTCTTAATTAGTGGTTAGGGCGAGGTTTTCTTTTAACTTGTTTAAACAACCTTTCGTGCCAGTAATAAAGAAAATCAATAAAAGTCATTCGCGCCCGCGCATGATTCCCGCGAATTGTTTTTTCAAGACCATAAATGATTAAATCAATTGATGGGCTGTCAGGAGTTACAACAATGCGCGCACCATTTTTTAAATTAACAGTAAAGCCTTTCTCCGCGTTTTCTACCGCTTCGCGAATAAGCATTTCCCGTTCCCACGATGTTTTCTCTTCTGTAAACATATAAACCTCATGGTTTGTTTGGTGGCATATATGGTTCAGCAACTACATCCAGTTCTGCCACTCTTTTAGCGGCATAGACCAGCTCGTTATCACTCAGGCCAAGAAGCGATTGAATCCGCAGTAGCGCAAGTTCCGCCTTTGCCACTCTAACTCTTCGAGCTTTCCGCATTGCTTGCTGGGTAGCTTGCGAAAGCTGGTGCGCTCCGATCAGACTCATTTGCAGCCACACTTTTTAAAAAGGTGGATTACAGCACTCAATAAACCCTTATTTATTTTTGCCGTATAAACAAACGGTTTATTCATTTCTTTAATAAAACGAACCTTATTAGGTTCTGGCTTAAAGAAACGTCCGTCAGGAGTTTCAATCCATCCGCGAGTGTTACTGTAATGCGTAACCTGACAACCATGCTTTAACAGGCTGGCAAGTGACGGCGTGTTATCGTTCATAAAATGCCCCTATTACAATTGTCTTCGCGCCTTGCGCTCCACTTCTTCACGTCGAGACCTAAATTCAGATAATGCTTTATCTTTTTTCTGGTTTATCTTTTTACAGTGCATTCTTATCAGGAACTGAATCAGGCTCAAAACAAACACAGCAAAAATAAAAATCCCGATAGCCATTTCAAGTTTCATTTCTCCCACCATTTTTTAGCTTATCAATTGTTTTCATTGCTTCGGCTAAAGCAAAATCACGCCCTAAATAATTCCCATCATTTAAAACGCTATATGCCGTTTTCATCGTAATGGCATTGCGCGGGCATTTATGAATGGTGAAGCCACGATAAATATAACTATGGCGGCTTAATTGTATTAACTGGCCCGTCATCTCATCGACTCCTTACAGACCAATCCACAGCAGCCAGGCATCACGCTGCTCTTTTGGGCGGTTGAAAAATGCTTCACGCATGGCGCGGTTAAATTCTGGGATGAAGATCCAATTTTCAGATCGACCATTCAGGGCTTCCGGGTTCTTCATCGGAACCACTGGCAACTTACCATCTCGCACCATATCACCCACTGCGCTGGCTGATTTACCGATCATTTCGGCAAATTTCGGAGTTGGCACCGCGTCCACAGGGTGGCGCAATTCAATGTAGCCCTCTGGGTATTTGTCTTTCATGTGTAATAATCCTCTTCGATGTTCAGCCGCTTATAGCTGACTGTAGCCGCCTTAGGCGGTGTCTTAAATGGATTACATGTAATCCCAACATTGAGGAGTTTAGATCACTTATGATCCAAAAAACAAGCATCGGTGAAAAAATCATGCTTATGAGAAAAGCCGAAGGACTATCCCGTAGAGAAATGTCTGAGATAACAGGCATTTCAGCTAACAACCTGAAAAACTACGAAGCTATAGGGAGGCAAATACCCGGCGACTACTTAGCATTGATTCTCGAAAATCCGCGATTTGAGAAATACACCCTATGGCTCATGACCGATAAAACCGCACCAGCAGCGGGGCAGGTTTCCCCGGCTCTCTCCCCTGATGGGCAAGGCAAAACAACATCGCGCCAATCAAGGCCGAAGGCTGGTTAAAAATCTGGTTTTTCTTTGCGCTAGAACACACGGCGCAAAACGACAATCGCACTACTGGAGGGCTTCGCTATGTCGATTAAGAAGCTCGAAGGTGGTCAATACGAAGTAGACGTGTACCCGCGCGGGCGTAACGGAAAACGCATCCGTAGGCGGTTTGATAAGAAACAAGAAGCTGTACTTTTTGAGCGTTATGTATTGGTCAACGCCGACAAAAAAGAATGGCTTGGCGCGAGCGTAGATCGCCGCACCTTAAGCGAATTGTTAGAAGCCTGGTGGTTGCTATACGGGCAGACGTTGGAAAATGGCGAAATTGAGAAACGGCACCTGAACAAAACGATCAGGGCGTTGGGAGATCCGGCCGTTAACCGGTTAAGCAAACGCACGATAGCGCAGCACCGAAGCCAACGGCTGGAGGACGGGATCAGCGCAGCCACGATTAATCGTGATATCTATCGGCTTTCCGGCATGTTCAGCGCGTTGATCAAGATGGAAGAGTTCAGGAAGGAAAACCCTTGCAAGGGTCTGGAACCGCTGAAAGAAACACCGCCCGCCATGACCTATCTAACGAAGTCAGAGATCGGCAGGCTGCTGGAAACTTTGACCGGTGACGATCGGCGCGTAGCTCTGGTATGTCTCAGCACTGGCGCACGATGGGGAGAGGGCAGCACGCTGCGAGGTGAACAGGTTAACCACGGGCGCGTGACCTTCCTTAAGACCAAAAATGGGAAAAATAGAACGGTTCCGATATCGGAAGCGCTGGAGGAAGAGATCAAGACCAGCGACACGGGGCCGCTGTTCAAAGTTGACTATGAAAACTTCTGCGAACGGCTCAGAAAGGTAAAGCCCGATCTACCACGTGGTCAGGCCACGCATGTGCTTCGGCACACGTTCGCAAGCTGGTTCATGATGAACGGGGGGAACATTATTGCGTTACAGCAGATTCTGGGGCACGCAAGCATACAGCAGACGATGGTTTATGCTCACCTTGCCCCCGATTATCTCAAGCACGCAGTAACGTTAAACCCGCTGGGTGGAGGGCTGGCGATTTGA